ATCAGCAACGATGATCCTCGACCACATATGGATCCCGCTGATGCTGCGTGGCTTGAGGCTAATGCACGGTTTATTGAAGTATCTAGGCCTATTTTTCGTGCCAATACAGAGTAGCTGCAGGATTAAACGATATTGCGTCGCTGCTTGATGCACCAATACCCGGAAAAAAGAAATCAATAACATAGTAGTCACCCATCCCGGCTCGACTGTCCACGGAGAAGATCCTCGTTGCCTTCTGTTCTCCTTGCTCATCGTCGTCATACACGAGATTTTTGTTCATAGGCATCCAGATATTGTACTTCCGGAGAACTCCGGAACTGTTCCCGGACGACACCATGAAGGTCCGATCATACTTGAGTGTAACACGGGACGTATCCACTTGTGCAATCTGAGGAGTATTCCAGTCGATACCTGATTGGCCTTTGAAAAGCACGCCAAGAACGCTGTTGTATGTGGCGGTGTCAGTAGAGCTACCGCTGTTGATGTTGTACAGCATGCGCTGCCAACCATAGGACGTTTCGATAGAGGAACCAGTAAAGTTAAATCCCTTGACAGTAAAACAGATGCGCCTCCATTGCCATGGAATACCGGTGCTGGTTTGAATTTCGACGGTCTCTTTCAGACCCCGCATGAAACAAGTAGAGCTAGTACGAACAGCGTCATTAAAGACGGAGCCAGGGTTCCCAGAAGTATTGTAGGTGTTATCGCGGCCTGTAGCATGCCAGAGGAAGACCTGGTAACCAGTTGCGCCACTAAATTGTGCGGGGCCAGAGGCACCGCCACCAGCACTTCCGTTGGTTTGCGCATATGCGAGCATGGTATCACGCTTTTTGCGGCTGGTTGTGTTGAGAACTCTCTTTTGTGTCATCGGCCGGCGGTAGATTTTCTTTGTTGTCCGATAGGGTCGCTTCTTCGCGAATGAGGCGCGGCGGTACGAACTGGCGGAACGCTTTGTTCTCTTTGCGGCCCGTGACGAACCATACTTGCGTCGGGCGTATGCCATCGGATTTAGGGGTTTCGGGCATTCGTAAGTCCGGCCGCTACCTGGCTTTTTTCTTCTCCGCTTACGCTGAGAAGAGGCCGCCTTTCCCCGCGGCCTTATATATATGAGAGGTGTGCCCTGTGTCCTGGGCTATAATATTAGTTTCGCCCAGGACCTCGAGGACATGCCAAGCTTCACGTGCAATGCCCGTTATTTCCTCATCACCTACGCACAGTGCGGAGACCTGTCCGAGTGGAGTGTGCTGGAACGCTTTACAACACTGGGAGCTGAGTGCATCATTGCAAGAGAGCATCACGAGACTGAAGGAGTTCATCTGCACGTGTTCGTCGACTTCGGACGGAAGTTTCGCAGTAGAAGGGCTGATGTTTTCGATGTGGACGGTCGGCACCCTAACATCCAACATTCTCGAGGAACACCAGAGAAAGGTTACGACTATGCGATCAAAGACGGAGAAGTTCTTGCTGGAGGGCTCGGGCGGCCGAGCGGAAATGGCAATCGGTCGATTGCTGACAGGTGGTCTCAAATTGCGAGCTCAGAAAATCGAGAGGAATTTTGGCAACTTTGCGAGGAGCTGGATCCAAAATCTCTGTGTTGTTCATTCGGGCAGCTGCAAAAATTCGCCGACTGGAAGTTTGCCGAAGACCCTCCCATGTATGAAACACCCGGAGGACTTGAATTTGTTGGAGGAGATGTTGACGGCCGAGATCTCTGGATACAGGAATCTGGTATCCGATTGGAGGAACCACTATTAGGTGAGTCAGAGAAGTATGGGCTGCCTCTCCGGGCCCTAAACGGGCCACGGCATCCCCTTCCGGGATCGGGCATACGCCCTCAACCCTCTCGCTCGCTGACGCTCGGCTCACGGCTAGGCAGACCGATATCCTTGGTACTCTACGGAGAATCACGGACCGGAAAGACCCTATGGGCCCGATCCCTGGGGCCCCATATATACAACGTGGGTCTAGTGAGTGGGGAGGAGTGTATGAAAGCGAGTGACGTCAAATATGCCGTGTTTGACGATATACGTGGGGGGATAAAGTTCTTCCCTGCTTTCAAGGAGTGGTTGGGAGGTCAGGCAACAGTTTGTGTGAAGCGGCTATACAGGGATCCCCGGTTGATCACTTGGGGGAAGCCGTCGATATGGATCAGCAACGATGATCCTCGACCACATATGGATCCCGCTGATGCTGCGTGGCTTGAGGCTAATGCACGGTTTATTGAAGTATCTAGGCCTATTTTTCGTGCCAATACAGAGTAGCTGCAGG